GATTGTTTTTTCATAAAACCATCTAATTGATTTGGTTCTAAGTAAAAACTTTTTGTCTCTCCATCAATCGTACCCCAAACAAAATAATTTAATTTTAATTTTTTATTATCTTGTTTTATTACTTCCAAATTATTGTTTGTCATTTTATTTTTCTCCTTTTTTAAGTTTATATATTTGGGATATTATAGGATAATAAAGAGCAATCAAGAAAATATTAGATTATTTTTTATAGCTCCTGGATATAGTAGGTACCGGTTTCCAGGCACAAGATATAGTGTTTTCAACTTGAAATTGTAGAGCTTTAAATGTAGATGTTACTTTAAATATTAATGAAGAATGAAAGTAAATTTTATAACGAAATCAAAAAGAATATTAATCAAATTAGTTGGATTAGAATTGAAAATTCTGTCATTCTTGGGGTTGCTGATCTATTGGGTTATAATGTTAATTCTACCTTTTTCACATTAGAGTTAAAAGTTGCAAGAGGTAACAAGATTTCCTTTTCTCCTCATCAAATCGCCTTCCACATTAGACACCCAAAAAACACCTTCATCTGTGTTAAGGGGCAAGGTTCGAGATCCCCAAAACTTTTTGAAGGGTCAATGGTTCGTGAACTTTCAAAAGTGGGATTTAAATCAAGGGCATTGGCTCAAGGTTATGACGAGATTAAAAAGGTTCTTTGTTCTTTGTGATTACTATTGATAATCATAAATTATCATTAGTAATAAATTAAGGTTCTTGGTGCGTGGTTCTTGATCAAGGGATCCTAAATAAAAGCCAAAAACAAAAAATTAAAAGACCCCCATCCCCCCTTTTTCTATAAAAAAGTTACTTATACTGCGCACATGTGCTAAGACTTAGATTGTTAGGGTTGGTAAAAACGTTTTCGTTCGATATAGTGACCTAAAAAAAATTTTGCAAAATTTTAAATGAATTTGGATACAGTAGACATAAGTAAGTTACCCTCAGATGTTAGAAAACAATTCTTGCAGCTTAAAGTTATGTACGCTGAAAAAAAGATACAGAATAAGGCTAAGAATGATTTTTTAAGTTTTGTTAAATGTGTATGGCCTGATTTTGTAGAAGGATCCCATCACAGACATATTGCAGACAAATTTAATAAATTAGCTACGGGTGAGATTAATCGGCTAATTATTAACATGCCCCCGAGACACACCAAGTCGGAGTTTGCCTCATACTTACTACCGGCTTGGATGGTGGGCCGTGAGCCAAAGCTCAAGATCATACAAGCAACACACACGGGTGAACTAGCAATACGATTTGGTCGTAAAGCCAAGAACCTAATTGATAGCGAAGACTATGCAAAAATATTTAAGACGACACTTCAAGAAGATTCCAAAGCAGCGGGACGTTGGGAGACAGCACAAGGGGGTGAATACTTTGCAGCTGGTGTTGGTGGTGCAATCACTGGACGTGGTGCAGATTTATTAATCATTGACGACCCACACTCTGAACAAGATGCAATGTCCAAGGTTGCATTAGAGTCAGCCTATGAGTGGTATACATCAGGACCTCGTCAACGTTTGCAGCCTGGTGGTAAGATAGTTTTGGTTATGACTAGATGGAGTACAAAAGATCTAACGGGTATGTTGGTTAAAAATCAAACAGAGGCTAAGGCTGATCAATGGCACGTGGTCGAATTTCCAGCAATCATGGACCATGGATCAAAGGACCAAAAACCTGTATGGCCTGAGTATTGGAAGTTAGATGAATTAGAAAAAGTAAAAGCAACCCTGCCTGTTGCTAAATGGAATGCACAATGGATGCAAAACCCTACAGCAGAAGAAGGTGCAATATTAAAACGTGAGTGGTGGCGTAAATATACGGGTGAAGAGATACCACAATTACAACACGTGATACAATCTTATGATACTGCGTTTCTTAAAAAAGAAACTGCAGATTATTCAGCAATCACCACTTGGGGTATTTGGTATCCTAGTGAGGATGAAGGGGCTAATCTTATTCTTCTCGATGCTATCAAAGGCAGATACGAGTTCCCTGAGTTACGAAGATTAGCCCTTGAACAATATGGGTATTGGAAACCTGAAACAGTCATTATTGAGGCAAAAGCTAGTGGTTTGCCTTTAACCTATGAGTTAAGAAAGATGGACATACCGGTTGTAAACTTTTCACCATCCAAAGGTAATGATAAACACGCACGTGTAAATGCAGTTGCACCTTTGTTTGAAAGTGGTATGATATGGGCACCAGAGCAAAAGTTTGCTGAGGAAGTCATAGAAGAATGTGCAGCATTTCCATATGGCGATCATGATGACTTGGTCGATTCAACAACACAAGCCATCATGAGATTTAGACAAGGTGGATTGATCGATCACCCTGAAGACTATGTTGATCAAAAGGAAGCTAAACCAAAAAGGAATTATTATTAATGTCTGATCTATCTGACGAATATACAAAAAATTTTACAGCTGAGAGAAAAAAAGAATTTAATAGAAGATTTCGTGATGACTATGATGCAGCTATGTCAGAACGTTCTAATATTATAAGAATATTAATGGAGATGAGAGAGTTAGGTTTAGCTAACGGAGGTATATCAAGTATTAAATATGATTTTGATAAAAAACAAGGACCTATGGAACCTGAGTTTGAAACAGACGATCCTAAAGAGGCAGTCAAAGAAATTCTTAGAAGATTAATAAGAATAGATGATACTGCATTTCCAATAAATAAAAATTTAGGTTTAATAATTGGGGTTGATCCTAGCATAGCCATAGGTGGTGAAGTACCCTTGTTTGGTGGTGGTTTAAAATTTGGTGCTGGAAAAGATTTTATTTCAGGTGACGAAGAATTTGATGTCAGGTTTGGAAAAGGACTTAATAACGGTGGATTAGAATTTATTCTTAATAAAGGCGAAGAAGGTTCAGGTGGTAAATTTATTCTTAGTAAACAATTTAAAGATGGAGGCATAACTCGTGTGCCTTTTCAAGATGGTAGAGTTAAAGCTTATGGTTTAGCTAAAGGTGGTTTAGCTTTAATGCTAGGTGAATAATGGTTAAAAAACTAACAACTACAATACCACCATTACGTGGTCCTAACCCTCAAGGGTTGAATATTCCATTAAAACAAGTTAAAACAATTCAACTGGAGAAATTAAATGGCAGAAATAGACAAGGGTCTTCCGAACACTCGAACAAAGTTAGACATTCCTTCGCAAAAGGAAATAGAAGAAGTTAGTGTTCAAGAATCAACAGATGATAAAGGACCGATAGAGGTTATACCAGAAGAAGATGGGGGTGCTATTTTAGATTTTGAACCAGGTGCAATCAATGTGCCAGGAACCGAAAATCATTTTGATAATTTAGCAGATATATTACCCGATGATATTTTAGAACCAATTGGTTCTGATATGGTTAATAATTACATGGACTACAAAGCTTCAAGAAAAGATTGGGAACAATCTTATACTCAAGGTTTAGATTTATTAGGGTTTAAATATGAAAACAGAACTGAACCGTTTCAAGGAGCAAGTGGTGCAACACATCCAGTTTTGGCAGAGGCTGTTACACAATTTCAAGCACAAGCGTATAAAGAATTATTACCAAGCGACGGACCTGTAAGAACACAGATTATAGGAATTAAAAACCCACAAACAGAATTACAAGCGCAGCGTGTTAAAGATTATATGAATTATTTAATTATGGATCAAATGAAAGAATACGAAGCGGAGTTTGATTCTATGTTGTTTCATTTACCATTAGCAGGTTCTACATTTAAAAAAGTTTATTATGATGTGCCACTTGGCAGAGTAGTATCTAAGTTTGTACCTGCTGATGAATTGATAGTGCCTTATACAGCGACAAGTATAGAAGACGCAGAGTCTGTAATACATGTTGTTAAAATGTCAGAAAACGAATTACGGAAGCAACAAGTTAATGGTTTCTATGTAGATGTGGATCTTGCACCACCAAGCAGCGTTGAACAAAACTCTGTAGAGAAAAAAGAAAGAGAATTAGATGGCACAAAAAAATCTGGTAAACAAGAAACAATATATACTTTATTAGAGTGTCATGTAAACTTAGACCTAGAAGGTTTTGAAGATATAGATGGTGATGGTCAGCCAACTGGAATTAAATTACCATACATTGTAACTGTTGAAGAAGGTAGTAGAACAGTTTTAGCAATAAGAAGAAATTATGCGCCTAATGATCTAAAGAAAAATAAAATCCAATATTTCGTTCATTTTAAATTTCTCCCAGGTTTAGGGTTTTATGGCTTTGGATTAATCCACATGATTGGCGGACTAAGCAGAACTGCAACAGCTGCACTCCGTCAATTATTGGATGCAGGTACGTTATCAAATTTACCAGCAGGATTTAAACAACGAGGCGTAAGAGTTAGAGATGAAGCATCTCCTATTCAACCAGGTGAGTTTAAAGATGTCGATGCACCGGGTGGTAACTTACGTGATGCATTCTTCCCTTTACCATACAA